GGCCCAGTAATACCGGGTGACGTTGTCACCAATCTTGAGACGCTCGGCCCAGACAGAGCCGGAGATGGTCTGGTCGATGGTGAAGTTCTCGGGGTCGCCGATGTTCCGCGCCACGCCCATGAGGATGTAGCAGAAGATGTCGTCGTCGGCTGGGATGTCCGGGTATTGATCCTCGTAATACTGAACGATTGTCGGATACAGCTCGGAGCTGTCGTCGGTGACAGGGAAGATGGGATTGTTGGTATTATGACCTTCAGTTCCAACTCTGAGGAAAACCTTGCACTCGGATACGCCTGGGCCTCCGTAGCCGAAGTCGATGCTTGTCGGGAGCTTTACCTTGCTTGGGCCGGGACGGTTCCAAGGGATAAGGTTGTTGACAGTACCAGCACAGATGTTGGCGCGGTAAAGAATGACTGGGCCTTCTGGCGATGCTACTGTCAGTTCCCTTGGCTTCATTTGGAAAGGATGCAAGCAACCATCGCCGTCGTCCTGATTCGCGCAGCTCGCCGGGATGAGGTAGGAGTAGTTCAAGGAAGTCCAGTCAGCGGGGCCGATGAATTCTTGGAACCATTCGTCCGTAACTGGCGTAATCTCCTCGAAAGCGTTAAGGTCATTGGAATTGACGATATCAGCCCATGCCTTAGGCGTCGTATTCTTGTTCAGGTTGTACGGGTCGTTCGACTCGTTCAGATCGTCCTGATTGCAAAGGGTAGTTCCGTTGAACAAGCAAGGAATCTGAAGGTCGATAGGGCCGACGATGTGCTGGTCAATCGTGAGAACCAGAGAATCGCTTCCGACCTGAGTGGCCGCAGTCACGATGCCGATGAGTTTGACCGAGTAGCCCCACTTGACCGGGTTGAACCAAGTCGTGTGGCAGTTTCCCCAGTCGCCAGACAAGCCGGTGGACATGGCGTCATAGCCGACCATCTTCTGCACGTTCATCTTGTTGACATACTCCGAAGGGCCGGTCTCAGAGAAGATGGTATTCTCGATGGAGTCTCCAGACTTGAAGATGGACACGAAAGGAACCTCGGCATTCAACAGCGCGGAGTCGGTGTCGTCGTTCGACTGGTTGATGTCGAACTTGCTGATCGTGACGTAGTAGGTGCCTGGGGAGGTGATATTATAGTACCCGTTGGCCTCCATCCAAATGGTCGAAGTGTCCGTTCCTTGGGTGACGGAGATTCCGCTGCCAAGGACGGCGGTCTTGAAAATCCATGCTTGGCGTTGGTCGGAATGGCCACCTAGCCTGACCCGGGGCATATTGCTCTGGGTGAAGTTGGTCGTCCCCTTGGCGAGCTTGAGTTTATGGACGAAGACGCCAGGCGTGACCTCGATGATGGCGACCTCCAACTGGAACTGCTGGTAGAGCGTAGCCGCACCACTTCCTGACTGTTGATAAACTTGGGGCATCAACGAATAAGAAGCCCCGCCGTTATTGGCCACAAAAACGACGTCGTTAGACGGCATTGTTCTGGCAATGTCTACTCCGTTTCCAATCTTGTTCAGCGCGGTGGCTGAAAGCGGCTGACCAGCAGCGAAAGAACCGCTAAGAGAACTACTATTGAATCCAGAGATAGACCTCATGCTACGATAGGAGGATAAACGTCTGGGTCCCATCCAGCAAGGCCGGAAAGAAGGAAATCCATATTGACCTTCCAGACATTTCCGAATTGCTCAACTGAGCAATTGGTAATGAGGAAGTCTCTGCTGATCTTGCTTTCGTAAAGAGCAGTATATTGGAAGTTTCCGCTGTAACCACCGCTTTCCTTTGCCAATTTTCGGTAATTCTCTGGCATACCCATGCTTGTTCCGTCCGTAGTCCATCCTACATATGAAGCCAAGTCGAGGGCGGCAACCTGATTGGAATGATACCAAAGACCGCGCAGGGTAATCTGCGGCTTGTAGTAGTTCTTGATGCCAGCCTTGATATTGATGTTGCCGGCAAGGTATTCAGCTTGGCTTTGGTTAGGAAGGAAGCCGACGAACTGCTGGCCTTGGGTAGCACCTCCGCTGGCCACCTTGGGCGTCCAGAGTGCGCGGTTAGGATTACCTCCCAAGCCGGTGGCAGGGTTGATTGGGGCAATAGAGTCGTCCCATCCAGAAGCCTTGGGGAATCCAGCAAGCACATTACCACCTGCAAAACTAACGCAGTTCTTGATAAGAAAATTAGGGTGATGCTCGATAGGCTCGGAAGAGGAAGCCCCAGTCATTACCATCTGCATCTCTGTGAACTGACCACCGTTAATGTTAGGATCAATTCCTGCCAAGTCTGCTGTTACCGTGACGACGTTGGTCTTGTCGGTAGTCATGGACGCCTTCCAGACGCTCATGTTTGCGTATCTTGATGCGACGCCAGAAATCAGGGATGAGAGCAGCGTCCCCTTGGCAAATTTGCTTGGGAAGTCTCCGATGTACTGGTAGTCCCACTTGAACTTTACCTGAGCCTGCATGAGGCCGAATCCATCGATCTCGACCTGCCACCCAGGCTGGGGGACGGGGTCTTGAAGGTTATTACCGTAGGGGATGACGCTTGTGGAGATCATTTGATTAATTCGGGTTGAACAACAGGCGCGGAAGATTCCGATTTAGGACGGGTGTTTTCTGCGGTCTCCTTGGTGTTCTTTTCGATCATGGTTAGCGGTGAGAAACCGACGGCACCGAAAATATCGCCACCGGCCATCTGCTGGAGCTGGGAGGCGGCTCCGGCCTCGGTGAATCCGAACGGGGAAAGTTTCTTTCCTGCTTGTTCAAGCAATTTATTGAATTCTGTACGAAATTTTTCGGCGTCACGTTCTCCGTTTTTTCCTCCACCTTGCTTGATTCTGAAAATGGCTTGTTCTGAAAACAGTTTTCTTTGTTCGTCAGTAAAGCCCGGACCAATGTCTTTTAAGAAATCTTGAGCAGCCTTTTTGATTGCAGCGTCTGCCTCAGGTGTTCCTCTTGCGCGGCGAACGGTATATTCAGCAGAATTAGCATAAGCATTTACGTTCATCGTTTCTACCTTGTTCAAAGCACCACCAACTAATTCTAAAGCTCTGTTCTTAAGGTTAGTAATCCATCTATCAAATGCGTCACCGAATCGAGCCATAGCATCAACGGCTTCCGTTGAATTTTTATAGATAGATTCGTTGTAAAGTTTAAGATTGGTAGAACCCATCTTGATCAACGGCAGCATCTCCTTGTAAGATGATCCAAGAAGAGCGTTTGCGTAGTAATCCAAGGTGGCTGCATCTGTGCCTGCCTTTTGGGCTTCAGATAGAAGTTTGATTGCCTGGAAGTAGTCGAAACTTCCATCGCGCAACTCTTCAAGTCCGACACCAAGTTTAGGAAGAAGCCTGATAAGTTCTCCACCTTTGATGAAGGCGTCGGCTGATTTTTTTCTGAACTCAACCATTGATTCGGCCATCGCCGTCGCGCTGATGCCTGCTGATTTGGCAACCGCATTGATTCCTTCAATCTCGGAATATGACAGGCCGGTCTTAAGGCGAATGGTCCTGAGTTCCTTTGCGTACTCGGCAAGCTCACGGACCTTTTGAATTACCTGATCAACGACTGCACCTACTGCCGATCCAATCGGACCGAAAAGTCCTCCGATTGCGGAACCTACGTTGCCAGAAAGAATATCCGAAACAAAACTTGCTGCACCTTTAGCACCCTTGGCTCCGCCCATGCCTTTTTCAATCGTCTTGCCGGCGTTGGCAAGACCTTTCTCAAGCTCGCTCTGGTCTAGTCCAATTGTTACTGATAGGTCGGCCATGGCTTAGGATAGGTTGTTCGCCTTTTTATAGGCTTCAATGCGTTCGTTGAATTTCTCTAAATCTTTCTCCTCTTCAGTAGAAAGCACGTCGATTTTAGCGCCGTTGTAGATCGCATTGGCGACGGACATCCAGACGGCCTCGCCCTCCGGCATGGTCCAGGCTTCTTCTAAAGTGCAGCCGTTACGGACAAGGCTTGAAATACAAGACAAAGGGTAAGGAATGTTTTCATGCTTACGGTTGTCTTTTTTCTCCTTTTCCCAGAGCTTTGGGTAGGAAAGCGATACATTGATGCAGCCAATGACTGTCCCAACGCAGCGAGAAAAATACTTACGGCTCATGGCCATCTTCACCATGTAAATTTTTTCCAACAGAGTCAGGTCTCCTGACATTTTATCCTTTTGATATGTCGACAGAATCCTTACGGCCAAAATGAGCGACAACGGATCAAAAGGGCTTTTGCCTGGTTTAAGGAACGGTGACTCTATTGCCTCCAGCATCACTCGGTGCCGGAGGCAGAAAGGACGAAGCGTCCTGCCGCACACCTTATTCTGGTGGGGCAGGACGGTCGTAGCCTTTAGATAGCGAGCATCCATTCGGGATGCCGCCTCCTTAAGCGATTTCCTGATACTTGATGCCCTGTACCGAAACCTTGCGGAAGTCCTTATTAGTACCCTTGTCCTCGATGGACTTGGTGATGTAACTCACGCCGGCATAAGTGAACTTAAGGCCATTATCAGGAATAAGATCAGTAGTCAGAAGAACACCTTCAAAGGTGATTTCGGTGCGCTTGTCATCCAGGCGGTCGGTGATCACACGACCCTGTTCATCGGCAACCTCGACGTCTAGCGCGAAAGTGTTGCTGATAGAGTCGGACTGTACCGTCATATAAGTACGGGTATCACGAAGCCCGTAAAAATGGGCTACGCCGTAATCAATAGAAGTATTGGCCATAGTCGTATGGGTTTAGCCAAGTGTCAAGGGGAGGGGGGCATGACGCCCCAGACGTTATATTCCAGCACGTTGCCGTAGCGACGCTGGCTCATGCCTTCCTCGTCGTTCTCAATCCACAGGTCGTACAACTGGCCGTCCGTGGAGGGGTTCCAGAGGGCTTGCAAGGCCGGCACGTCGCGCATGGCACCGATGACCTCCACGACCCTAGCTCGGTGGGCTTCCAGCGTCTCGTCGTCGGCGGACGAGTAGATGAATAGTTTCAGGGTCGCCTTGTAGTTGCCGAGGGTCTGGGAGCCGAGGTCTTCGATGTTGCTGCTGGACTCGGCGTGGGCGATGATGATCGGGATGACCCGGATTTCATCAGTCACGCCCTTATGGACGGCGACGCCTGGGAACAGCGGCTCAAGGTAGTCGGCCACCCTGTTCTCAAGGACGGTACGGAAACTGAAGAAGGTAGGGGGGGGCATTAGGGTGTATTGGTAAGGTTGAAGCCTTGCAGTCGGCTAATCACGTCTAGCAGTTTACCGTGGTTGCGCGGGGCTTGCAAATGCTTGAGGATGGCCACCCGCATTGCGAATGCCCGGTGGTTCATGGCCATCCGCATGAAGTGGTAGCCTTGGCTGTAGTTACGGCCTACGGTGGAGCCGAGCTTGATCACGGGGTCGGCGACGCCAAGCCGTGCTTGGTAAATAGAAGTGGAAGCCCCCTGACGGCTAATCCAGGCCGACGTGGGCATCTTGCCTAGTTTAAGGCCAGCGTAGTACCAGCCGGACTTGAGTTTACCGACGCGCTGCTGCACCCGCTTGATGTAGGACTCGACTGGCTTCCAGTCGTCGACATACACCTTCTCGGTCTTGGAAGTCTCATAAACCTTATACGAAGGCTTCCCGCGCCGGCGTTCATGGATTGCTTTAATGGCGGCTTCGTTAGTACCCATCATAAAGCGGGTCTTGGGGGTACCTTTCTTCGCTTCAACTTGCTTGAAATATTCAAACTCGCCCTGTCCAATGATACGACCCTTATCAAGCATCTTGAAGACGTAATCCGGGTAGTGGGGGGGTGGTAGTTTAGCCTTTGCACCAATCCAGGCTGAGAAGACGCCAAGGTTGCCGGCAGCGGCAACCCCTGCTGCCGTGGCTTGATCTAGCGGAGCGAAAATCTTACGGATGTCTCGGCTGACGGAATTTCGACCTTTATTGCGAGCCTTGTTGCCGAAGCCGCCTTCACCACCCTTGCTGATTGACGGCTGGGAGCCTGAGAAAGGGGGTGTAAAGTCGCACATATCCTTGGCAAACAACCGCGCCTGCTGTTTAACGATTTGCTCGGAAGACTTACGCATGACCATTGCGTACATGGCCAGATGCTTGGCGAACTGGCTGTAGTCCACTTTGACGCCCTTGGCGACTGTGACCACTAAGGCCATTACTGAACCTTGGTCTGGACTTTGACGATGACCCAGGCGGAGGGGGTGCGGTCGGTCACGGTCATAATGCGGAACTCCTGACCCCCATAGGCCACCACGTTCCCGAAGGCGATCAGCCCCGGATTGGCGGCGGCGTCCGTCCGCAGGAACTTCATGTCGAACGAGGTCTGGTTCATAAAGCCCCCCGTTTCCAAGTCCTGCATGATGGCCGGCTGCGACATCAGCGCGTTTAAGGCTACTGGCGTCCCGCCTGGGACGTTTTTAACGGTCACGGCTTTAGGGATCTCGGAAAGGATTTCCGAGGCGTCTACAGCCCATTCGTCCGTGATTCCCGACATGGGTTTAGCCCATTGTCAAAATAAGAAACCCTCCCCCCGTGGCGCGGGGAGAGGGCTTCGCATTG